ACGAAAAAGCAGTAGAAATGTGGGGTACAAGTCGGGAAGCTTACAGCATTGAGTGTAGTCCACCCGAATTAGAGGAAGGAGATTGGTGGGTGCATATCTCATTCGATACTAAAGACGGCCCACCTATCACTGCATATGAGGCGGCAATGGAAAGGTTAGGTGTAGGACTGTCAGCCTCGTACTACAATGACTCGTATATCTTTGTCGGTGTATTCGATAATGGCAAGGACACTAGGTACGATGTAGACTACGATGATGATTGGTGGTTTGCAGATATACCCTCAGACTTGAGGTGGGAGTTTGAATTAGATGGTGAGTACGAATACTACAGAGAATGTAAGAGAGAGGAGTTGATGTAATGACACCAAGTCAATCGGCAGAGATAGAAGCAAAGAAAACATTCGAGGGTTTCATCAAGTGGTCTAAGGTTTCATTCTACTGGATCATGGCTATACTAGTTATACTAGCATCATGTGACTTTGGAACAGACACAAAGACAGGTAGTCAATACAACGGTGAAGTCTACGCACCAACTAATATAGGAGATATGTAGTGGAAATATTAATTTGGATAGCGGCATTGATTATTTTCTTGACGATACCGATGCCGCCACACCAAACAATCTGGACTGGAAGATTATTGGTAATTGTATTTGTAACAATATGCATAGCATACGCATTGAAGGTAATATAATGAACATGAGAACAACATTCGGAATGGATACCCAGGATTTACCTAACTCTTATGTGATCGTAGCAGAGAAGGAGGACGGTACACTTGAGGTATTAACTAAGAAACTAAACATAAGAGAAGCTAGAAATCACTTGGAGATATTCAACCTACACATAAAAAACGAGGAGTTTGAGAACATAAAGAAAGCTTTCATATTTAATTTAAAGGAGGTAGCTTGACAAATCAGTTTAGTTGTGATACCCTATCTTATACTTAAAGTATTATTGTTTTAAGTATAATAATACTATAAACAAATATACTTAAAGGAGAGAGACATGAGATGTTATTGTTGTAATAGATCAGACGCAACGTTCAAAGATGTGAGGATGGATAGATACTACTGCACCTTGTGTAAGGATGAGATAAATGTAACAGTCTACAATCAATACGGTTTAGATGATCTGTATAGAGCGTTCAAGATAGACGATGTGCAGGGTGAGTTAGCATCACTATTTAATTTAAAAGAAAAACATAAAGAATAGTATTTACTTTGTTTGTTTTTCGTAGTAACATATAAGTATGGAGATTAGAAATGTTAGAAGTTGGTGGACTGTTATGGTGGCAATGGTGGATACTAATCATGGTTACTATCAACACTGGTATAAATACGATTCTGTTTTTCAAACACAGGCTCAAGGGTAATAAAAATGATTGATGTAACTTTAATAGATAGTATGGGCAGTGACTTGACTGTAGTAAACTCTGCTCGTGTAAGCTTCAACAAGAAGAGTGATTGGGATGAAGACAATACACTTACGGTGAGTGACGGTATTCTTATATCGTACCTCGCAAGACACAAACACATGTCACCGTTTGGACATTGCTTTGCTACCTTCCATGTCAAAGCACCTGTGTTTGTAGCTAGGCAGTTAGTCAAGCACAAGTTCTTACGATGGAATGAGGTTAGCCGTAGGTATGTAGATGATGAGCCTGAGTTCTTTGATCCATCTGTAAGTGTATCACGATGGAGAGGACGTGCAGATGATAAGAAGCAAGGTAGTCGAGGTGTTGTAGAAATATCAAACAATATGATTAGCACATTAGCGAAGCATACTATGTGGTGTAACAAAGCGTACAAACAATTACTTGAAGAGGGTGTAGCACCAGAGCAAGCACGTATGGTACTACCTCAAAGCACCATGACAGAATGGTACTGGTCTGGCAGTCTTGACGCATGGTTCGATATGTGTAAGCTACGACAAGGAGAGGACGCACAAGAGGAGACACGTCTAGTTGCTAACTCAATTAGTATGGACATGAGTACGCTGTATCCTAAATCCTGGAAAGCTTTGATGGAGAATAGTAGATGATAGCTAAAGAGATAACACATAAACCCTGCCCTCATATGGAGTGTGATAGTTCAGATGCCTTTGCTTTTAATTCTGAGAAGAAGACAGGTTTCTGTCATAGTTGTGAGAGAACATACCCAATGAAAGGAATGAACTTGAAGTCATGGGCAAAGGATGAGTATCCATTGGAAGAGATAACAAGAACACTAAAGACTACAGAGATTGAAGGGCTTGGTGATTACGTTACGTATCGTGGTGTACGTAAAGATGTAATGGAGTTCTTCGGGGTGCAGACATTTGGTTTCAATCAAGTTTACAAGTATCCATCAGGATTTAGGAAAGTACGTAACACAAAGGAGAAGAGTTTCAAGACAGACAAAGGGTTCAAGACTGATGAACTATTCGGTATGGACAAGTTCAATGCAGGTTCATCAAGGTCTGTAGTTGTATGTGAAGGTGAGCTAGATGCTATGTCTGCTTTCCAAATGCTCGACAAGAAGTATCCTTGTGTGTCTGTGCCAAGTGCGACACCTAATCAGAAACTATGGCAAGGTAAATCAAAGGAGTGGATTGATAGCTTCGACAGGATTGTGTTGTCAGTAGATAACGATGAGGCAGGTAGGTCATTGGCTACCAAGATAGGAGCACTCTTCCCGAAGAAGACTTATCAGATTATACACGACAAGTACAAAGACGCTAACGAGTTTCTTGAGGGTAATGCTAAACCAAGTTACGCTGCAGCATTCTACAATGCGAAGAGGTACACACCAGATAACATTCGCAGTACTCCTGAACAGTTCCTTGAGTTGTTCGAGAAACAAGACGATGCTATCTTTGTATCAACAGGAATTGAGTCCTTTGATGATGTAGCCTTGGGTCTAATGCAAGGACACTTCACTGTGTTTCAAGCACCAGAAGGTATAGGTAAGACTGAGTTCATGCGGTACTTGGAACATCACGTACTGACTGAGCACAAGGATATATCCATTGCGATATGTCACCTCGAAGAGACAGAAAAAAGAAGTGTGTTAGGTTTAGTTTCTTATGATCTAAACATGAACTTGACACGTAAAGATTTAATACAAGAACACGACATGGAAGAAGAGGTCAAGCAATCGATCATCGATCTAACCAAAGATGAGAGACTATACCAGTTTCAGATTGCTGTTGACGAAGACCCTATGGACATCTTAGAAAAGATAAGATACTTTAGGGAAGCTTGTGGCGTAAGCTATGTATTCTTTGAACCGATACAAGACTTAGCTTACTCACGTAAAGGTGATGAGACAGTAGAGAAATGGTTGTCTGGTTTATCAGTGCAGCTATCTCGACTAGCCTCAGAACTTAATGTGGGTATCGTAACCATCGCCCATGAGAATGATGATGGACAGGTACGAGATTGCAGAACCATTGCGAAACGTGCATCTGTTGTAGTTAAACTAGAACGTGATAAGATGGCAGAGGATCGTGATGAAAGGAACACGACAAAGCTCTTACTCGTCAAGAACAGACCTGCAGGAAAGACAGGGTTCGCAGGAAAGCTCATCTTCAACGAAGCAACCTTTAAACTCTCAGAGGATAGAGGACGATGGAGCTAATCCGTTCGACGATGTTACACACTGGATAGGGGAACTTGATGATAGTATTCGCAGACATAGAAACAAACGATCTAAACGCAGATAAGTTGTGGTGTATTTGTGTTAAAGAAAAAGACACAGGTAAGACACATGAGTTTCTTAACCTACATGAAGATGAAGTAGAGCGTACTAGATTCAAGGACTACGCTAAGAAAGTAACACGATGGGTAGGGCATAACTTCATTAACTTTGACGCACCTGTAATCAACAGACATTTAGGTAACGTGATAAGTATGTCGAATGTTGTAGATACGCTAGTCGTTTCTATGCTAATAGACTTCGGTATTGGATCACACAAGTTGGCTACATGGGGAGAAAAACTAGGCTACCCTAAAGATGATTTCAAAGACTTTCAGGGTGGCCTAACTCCAGAGATGTTAAAGTATTGTCACAGAGATGTAGAGGTAACAGAGAAATTATTCAATCACTTTTCCCCACACGTTATGTCACAGGCATGGTCACAAGCAATGAGACTAGAGCATGATGTAGCAATCATATGTCAGGAAATGCATGACGGTGGGTTTGAATTTAATATAGATGTTGCAAATAAGTTACACTTAGATATTACTAAGAGACTACAAGAACTAGAGGAGAGAATACATCAAGCATTCCCACCAAGACTAGAGTTGATAAAGACTATAAAGTACAGAGTCAGAGAAGATGGTGGTCTGTTTAAGAACGTAGAGAAAGCACTCGAAGAGTTTCCTGAGACTAAGATAGAAGAGGATATGCTAGAGTGTTATGACTACGTATCGTTCAATCCTGGATCGACAAAGCACAGAGTAGAGAGACTATGGGAAGCAGGGTGGAAACCTACAGATAAAACGAAAGGACACATCAAAGCTATACGAGAAGATAACAAGGAAAAACTAGAGCACTACGGTTACTATGGTTGGACTGTATCTGAGGAGAACCTCAAGACACTGCCTGACGATGCCCCTGAAGGTGCTCAAGCTTTAGCTGAATGGTTAACACTGGAGGGAAGAAGAAGCACACTTGCTGAGTGGATACAGGCTTTCTCAAATAGCAATGACAGTTGTATACACGGACAGTTTTTACACATTGGTTCATGGACAGGACGCATGGCACACAGACATCCTAACATGGGTAACATACCAAGTGTCTTTCATGGTGAACCGAAGAGTGCAGTAGAGAGAGTAAAGAAAGATTATGATGGAGACTTCAGAGATTTATGGACAACACCTGACGGTTGTTATCTTGTGGGTACGGATGCTTCAGGAATCCAACTTCGGATACTGGCTGACATCATGGAAAGTAAGCAGTACGTTAAGGCTATTATCGAAGGAAAGAAAGAAGAAGATACGGACATACATAACCTCAACCGTAAGGCATTGGGTCTAAAGAATATCACAAGAGACATGGCTAAGACTTTTATCTATGCGTTCTTACTTGGAGCAGGTACACAAAAGATTGCACAAATACTAAAGACAAATACAAGAGAAGCTAATAGAGCAGTACATAACTTTACGAATAGCATTGAAGGTTTATCTAGACTACGTAGCATAGTGATACCAGACATAGCTGAACGTGGGTACTTCAAAGCATACGATGGACGCAAGGTTTTTGTACCTAACCAACACAAGACACTGGCAGGTATGTTGCAGAACGGTGAGACTTTAGTAATGAAATACGCAACAAGACGATGGAGAGAGATAGCAGACAGAGAAAAGATAGACTACAAGATATGTACTTGGGTACATGACGAATGGCAAACACAAGTGAGAGGTGGTTTAGATGTTGCTGAAAGACTAGGAGAGATACAACGTGACGCAATCAAGTGGGCAGGTTTACATCTAGGAATCATGTGCCCACTAGAAGGTGAATCTTCGATAGGAAAATCCTGGAAAGATACACATTAACACTTGACACTAATAAAATTATATAGTAACATATAAGTATGGCTTTAGTAAAAAGGAAGGATAACCCATGCCTAAAACAATATACAAAGAAGTAAAAACTGTAGGTCAAATCGAATGGCCTCGACTCAACGAAGAGAATCGTGATCTAACAGGGTACGGTGGAGCATACGAGAAGTCTGAGGGGGCTTACACTGTTAATCAAATCCTAGATAAAGAGGGTATGAAGTCTCTCAAGGATTCAGGTTCTCAGAAGCAACCTAACCAGAACCGTATGATAGATGGTGAGATTGTAGTTAAGTTTGTACGCCCTCACAAGGTTACAAAAAAGGATGGTACTGAGATTCCACAGGCAGGTGGAACACCAAAGGTTACAGACAAGGACGGTAATCCTTGGACTGAAGATATGGGTGTAATTGGTAACGGAACTCTTGCTGAGTGTACCAACCTAGTCACTACGTTTACTGGAAGCGATGGTCAACAGTACAGCCGTACAAGTTTAGTTGGTGTTAAAGTTCTTGAACTAGAAGAGTACGTCAAAGAGAACGAAGCAGTAGGATTCTAAATGAAAACCATTGATACACTAATTGCTGACATGCAAGAGGTTATCAAGGGTCAAGGTGGGTGGTCTGGAACACAAGGTTCTATTCTAGGCTCCAACATTGCTCTTGTAGCTAACAAGCGATTCAGTAAACCGCAAGAATCAAGAGGCTACTTGTCTCTATCTTCTATTGGAACACCATGCAAAAGGAAACTATGGTACAAAGTAAACACACCTGAAGAAGCTATACCTTTAGAGTATAACGCATTACTAAAGTTCTTTTATGGTGACATGATAGAAGAGCTTGCGTTAACTATGGCTATAGCTGCAGGGCATGACGTAAAAGGACAACAAGACAGACTAGACGTACATGGTATCAAAGGGCATCGTGATGCGGTGATTGATGGAATGACTGTTGATGTCAAGTCTTGTAGTCCATACGCCTTCAAGAAGTTCAAGGAAGGTACTCTGCGTAACGATGATCCTTTTGGGTACATCAGTCAGTTAAGTAGCTACGTCTATGCAGGTAAGGACGATGATAAGGTTACTAATAAAACGCAAGGTGCTTTCCTAGTTATCGACAAACAGAATGGTCACATATGTCTTGATGTCTATGACTTCACTGAGGAACTAAAGACTAAAGAACAGGAGATGCTTGATGCTAAAGAACTTGTATCAGGTGATCTAACTGCAGAGCGTCAACAGAAAGTACCTCAGTCCAAGACAAGTCCTAACTCTAAGTTACCAATGATGTGCAGCTACTGTGAGTTCAAGAAGAAGTGTTGGCCTGAAGCACGTAAGTTTATCTACAGCTATGGTCCTGTGTTCTTAGTAGATGTAAGATCAGAACCTAAAGTGCCAGAGGTTTCTATGGATGAAAGTTAAAGTAAGACAGAGAGCATTGAGGGCAGGTTACAGATCAGGACTAGAACAAGACACTGCAAAGTTCTTAAAGAAAAGAAGAATAGGTTTTACATACGAAGAGATGAAGATCAAATGGATAGACCCTAAGATCAAGACCTACACTCCTGACTTTGTATTAGACAACGGTATAATCATTGAGACTAAAGGAAGGTTTATATCTCCTGATCGTGCCAAACACCTAGCAGTTCGTAATCAACACCCTGAGTTAGACATACGGTTTGTGTTTACAAATAGTAAATCAAAGCTTTACAAAGGAAGTAAAACAACGTATGGTATGTGGTGTAACAAGTATGATTTTAAATACGCTGACAGGTATATACCTGAAGCATGGCTAAAGGAACCAAAGAGATGAAACTTACTTTACATAAAGTTATTCGAGAACCATTTGAGTATCCTGAACTAATCGATAACACTACAGGAGATAACCCTATCTGTGTTGTTTACTTATCTGAGTTCAACGGTAAGGTAGAAGAAACAGAAATGCTATACAGTACGTTTGATGAAGCTTACGAAGAATCTAATAGAGTGAATAGAACTATAGAAGGTGTTGTTATAGAGAACAGCGATTTATATGATGCTTAAAAAAAGAAAAACAGTATTAGTTTATACATGCGCTCACGCTGATCCAGGAACAAGCAATGAAAGATTCGATTGGCTAGGTGCGTTTATCTACGACTTGAAACCAGACTATGTTGTAGACTTAGGTGATGGTGCTGACATGCGTAGCTTGAACAGCTTTGATACAAAGTATCCTCAAGCAATAGTGTCTCAAGGTTATGAACGTGACATCAACCACTACAACGATTCACAAGAGAGGTTACGTTGGAAGTTCAGACATCACAAAAGAAAGCGTCCATACTGGATAGGGTTCGAGGGCAACCATGAGAATAGAGTCAAGAAAGCTATCGCCCATGATCCAAGACTTCAGGGAGAGAAGTACGGGATTTCCTTCGGGCATCTTCAAACGAAGCAATGGTTTGACGAATACCATGAGTACCGTAATTCAGCCCCCAGTATCGCTGATTACGATGGCGTATCTTACGCTCATTTCTTTGGTGCAGGTAATTATGGCACACCTGTCTCTGGTGTTCATCATGCTTACACCTTACTACAAAACAGGAATCACAGTTCTACTTGTGGTCACAGTCATAAACGTAGTATGTATTTCAAAGATTCTGCACATCCTAATTCGATTATCGGGCTTGTCGCAGGGTGTTTCAAAGGCGCTGAAGAGTCATGGGCAGGGCAGTCAAACAATGAATGGTGGAAGGGTGTTGTAGTAAAACGTGAACTAGAGAACGGTGTGTATGAGCCTGAGTTTATTTCACTAAACACCATCCGTAAACTCTATGGGGGGAAGGATGTTTGATTACGAGGGGCAATTAGATTTACTAATAGAAAGCTATGGACTAGCACAGTTATTAGAACAGAATGATATAACAGAGAACGTTGTTCTTGGGTTGTTGATTGAAAGAGGAGACATAGACTTGGGGGATTACTTCTTCAAGGACATGCCATTTGATATACTAGAAGAGGAGTTAGAATATGATAAGTGAATCTTGGGAATACTACAAAGAAGTTTACAAAGACATGATGAGTCTTGGTCAGTATCAGAGTGCTGCAGCTAAGACTGCAATGTACAAGCATAATCACAAGATACTTTACCCTGCACTTGGACTAGCAGGTGAAGCAGGTGAGGTAGCTAACAAAGTAAAGAAGATGTTACGAGATGATAACCTAGATAAGAATGCTATTGCATCTGAGATAGGAGATGTCTTGTGGTATGCAGCTATGTTGTCTAAAGATTTAAACATAGAACTACACGATGTAGCTATGAAGAATCTAGAGAAACTATATGATCGTAAAGAACGTGGAACTATACAAGGGGATGGTGACGAAAGATGAGCAATTATCTACCAACAGACTACCAAGCATTCATTCACACATCACGCTACGCTAGGTGGTTGGATGAAGAACAAAGACGTGAGACATGGGGTGAAACAGTAAATCGATACATGTTTAATGTTGTGCGTTCGTTGGTAGATTCTAGTATTTGTAATGAGATAGAACAAGCAATACTATCTCTTGAAGTAATGCCAAGTATGAGAGCAATGATGACTGCAGGTGCAGCCTTGGATAGAGACAACACTGCAGGGTACAATTGTAGTTACCTACCCGTAGATGATCCTAAGTCCTTCGATGAGGCTATGTTTATTCTTCTCTGTGGTACTGGTGTTGGCTTCAGTGTCGAGAGGCAGTTCGTTTCTAAGCTTCCAGAGATACCAGAACTCTTCGAGAGTGATACTACCATTGTGGTAAAGGACAGTAAGGAAGGGTGGGCTAAAGCTCTTCGACAAGTTATTGCTCTCCTTTATAGTGGCGAGGTTCCTAAGTGGAACGTTAGTAGGGTAAGACCTGCAGGTGCTAGACTGAAGACGTTTGGTGGACGTGCTAGTGGACCTGCTCCTTTGGTTGACTTGTTTAACTTTGTAGTACATGTATTCAAAGAAGCACAAGGACGTAAGCTATCAAGTATCGAAGCACACGACATCATGTGTAAGATAGGTGAGGTAGTTGTAGTAGGTGGTGTTAGGCGTAGTGCTATGATCAGTCTGTCTAACCTATCAGATGATAAGATGCGACACGCTAAGTCAGGAGAGTTTCCTGCTCACAGATACTTAGCTAACAACAGTGTAGCATACGTAGAAAAACCAGATAGTCTTTCATTCATGCGTGAGTGGATGGCATTAGTAGAATCAGGAAGTGGAGAGAGAGGTGTATTCAATAGGCAAGCAAGTAAGAATCAAGCTGCGAAGAATGGCAGACGTGATCCTAACTACGACTTCGGAACTAACCCGTGTAGTGAGATTATTCTTAGGCCGTATCAGTTCTGTAATCTTACAGAGGTTGTTGTCAGGGCTACGGATACTGTGGATGATCTGGAGCGAAAAGTCCGTTTGGCAACAATACTGGGAACTATCCAATCCACATACACCAACTTCCCCTACTTGCGTAAAGTGTGGCAGAGAAATACAGAAGAAGAACGACTGCTTGGTGTGTCATTAACTGGAGTCCAAGACAACCCACTTATGACTTTAAAGAACAAAGGATTAGATAAGACACTAGAGAGACTTCGTGAAGTTGCAGTAGCTACTAACGATGAGTGGTCTAAACGTCTTGGTATTAACTGTAGTACAGCTATAAGTTGCAACAAACCATCGGGAACTGTCTCCCAACTTGTTGACTCTTCTTCTGGTATTCATGCTAGGTATAGTCCTTACTATGTACGAACAGTAAGAGGTGACAACAAAGACCCTCTCACTCAGTTTATGAAAGATCAAGGTATACCAAGTGAGCCATGTGTTTACAAACCAGATCAGACTACAGTGTTTAGCTTTCCAGTACAAGCACCAACCAATGCTGTAGTAACATCTGACTTGTCAGCTATCGATCAGTTAGAAACGTGGTTAGCTTATCAACGCCATTGGTGTGAGCACAAACCTAGCGTGAGCATTCACGTTAAGAAAGATGAATGGTTTCAGGTAGGTGCATTTGTTTACGAGCACTTCGATGAGATGTCTGGTGTAAGTTTCTTACCATACGATGATCACATCTATCAGCAAGCACCTTACCAAGAGTGTACTAAAGATGATTACAAAGAACTTACTAAGACAATGCCTAAGAGTATTGATTGGACTAAGTTATCAGAGTATGAGTTAGAAGATACAACTAAGTCTAGTCAAACATTTGCATGTACTGGGGAGTCGTGTGAGATTGTAGACATATCAGCATAGGAGATTGGATGGCTAATTGTGAATGGTGTGAGAGGTTGTTAGATGATGATGGTGTATGCGGTGAGTGTAGTGAGAACGGTCCAGATCAAGTCAACAACCCTGTCCACTACAACCATAGTGGGATAGAATGTATACAAGCTATTGAAGCTATGACTGAGAACATGTCTGGTAGTATAGCACCACATGCTGCCAATGTTCTCAAGTATCTCTGGCGTTGCGAGTACAAGAATGGTTTAGAAGATATAGACAAAGCTATCTGGTATCTCAATAGACTACGCAAGAGATGGACTGACACACATAAGTAAAGAAAAACCCCCTTGGATTTCTCCTTGGGGGTTTATTTTATTTCTTTTTTCTTTTCTTACCAGAGGCGGTCACTGACCACTTGACTCTCTTTGGTCCTGTTTTCTTTCTGGCTTCACTCTTTGATATTTTTCCTGCAACTGCTTTAGGTCTACACGCAGGGTAGCTTCTGCGTTTATCTTTCTTCCCTGACCTTCCACACTTTTTACCTGTCTTGACATCACGCCAATCCTCTTTGAACCATTTACCTAGACCTTCTTTAGCCATATCACTTCTTCTTCTTTACTCTGTTGTCCTTGCCTTTCCAACCACCACCTTTAGACTTGTACCACTTAGCAGCCCAAGCATTTGCGTATGCTGAAGGATAGACCTTGAACTTCTTCTTAGCTTCTGCCTTGGCTCTAGACCACAGAGCAGGTTTTGTAGGTGTAGGACTCGCCATATTAATCTACCTTACAGTTACAGTCAGGACCACAATTCTTATTTAAGATTGCACACCCTATTCTTTTTAAATATCTCCATAACCATTTTACTATCTTCATAACGATACTCCCATTTTAATTTTCCGACACTCTGGTACTGCTAAGTATCCTTTACTTTGAAAGTACTTAGCTACTACTATTGCTTCTTCAGCACACGCTTCTTCTGTAGGAAACGTTGCTTCAGTCTTAGCCATAACCTCACAGGACAATGCTGCAGGTGAAGTGCAAAGAAGCATAAAGGCTATCCACATTGTATTTATCCTTTTACCATTTTACTTTAGCAGCCCAGTACGCTGCACTCATCTTTCCCTTTTTAATATTCTTAGCATGTCTTGCACGAAAAGCCTTATTCCTAGCTGAACCTTTAGGGCTTCCTCTGACACCTTTCTGACCAAACCTGATAACAGTTTCTTTTCCATTGACACAAGCCTTTACTACATGAGATTTAGTAGGATGTTTAGGTGTAGCTCTAGGACTATTACACTTCATCTTTGACTTGCTAAGTCGTGCTGCCATCTTTCTTTCTCCTTAGTGTTGCTATAAGAGTAAGTAAACCACGCCCCATTTCCTGTGGACTAGGTGCTAACCAACCTAGTACTAGAAGTATCAATACCCAGGGTGGTATCTCATTTATATTTATGTTCTCCACACTATCAGTACTTACTTTATTCTTATCGTTACTTTGATTTAGGTTCCCTTCAAGAGTCTGTAAGCTAATCTCTTGATCTGTATTTGTAGAGTTACCTACTGTCTGTGAGTTTGTTTTACCTGCCTGTGTATTAGCATTGACACTAGGCCCACCTCCACCACCAAGTAGGTTCATAGGATTCAACATGCAACCTGCTAGTAGGCTACCTAGAATCAGACTTGCTATAAGATTCCTCATGGATTACCCTCGTTGGAGTTACTGTTGTCTTAGATTCTTTACCCATCCATATACCAAAGCACCCTGTCAGAGCACCCATACAGACTGACACCAGACCTGACTGTTGTATTGTAGGATCAGGTAAAGCCATATACCAATGAACAGCCTGATATGTTAGTATAGTTACAGCCAACATCATTAGCCTTGGTATAATTTTCCAATCATCAATTACCGTGTGTGCCATTATTCCTCGCATACTTTATAGCAATGTTTTTACTACGAGTAATTATTATAACATTACCGTTCTTATTATATACTACAAACTTATTATTTACTTCTATCAACCTCAAAGCAATGTACCGCTGATTTACTATTCGTTACCATCACCCTTGCTCTTACCATCTCTTCTTTACAAGCTTCTTCTGATCCGTATGTACCTACTTGGTAGTACTCGAACTCATTCGTTCCCACTATAAACTGCATCCACACTAGGAACCACATCACCATCTACCTTGTTGTTTGCCGATGAAGTAGAATACCAATAGTAGCAAGCCGCCCCCAAGGATAAACATAACACCACCGATACCGAAATTAATAATCGCATCTACTCTCTCCTGCTTCTTGTAAAGTTCTTCTTTTCTTTGTCTACGCATTTTAGCTTCAATCTGTAAGACTTCTTCCCACGCACTAGGACCATAGTTCCAAGATATATGATCTTTTATCTCAGCCCTCATTTGTTCCATCTTCTTCTTGTTAGCAAATATCTCTAGAGCAGTCTCTTCGTCACTACCTTTGAATGTCTGCTTCCACCAAGGAGGATTCTTTTCTCGTTCCTCTAGGTTAGTAAAGTCAGAGAAAGCTTTACCCCAATTGGCAAGCTGACCTGTCATTTCCTGTAAGTCTTTACCTGCACCAATAGCACCTTTCAATGCTTTGAAAGCACCTGATGCCATCATAACACAACTTACTGGGTCCATTACTTTTCTCTTAGTGCTTGTTCTATACTATCTAGTTTATTAAAGATTGCCTTGACAGTTTCTTTTAGTTCTTTCATCTCTCTGTCATAGGCTAATCTATTAGCTTCATACTGTGCTTGGAGCACTGCAATGTCTCTTTCGTTCTTACTTGACTTCATAAACAAAAACCAGACAATTCCTGCTAAAGGAGCGACTAACCACTGCATTATAAGTTCAAGCATCTCCATTACATCAACTCGAAATGTGGGGCATCGATGAAAGGTCTTCTGGATTGAGAACGTCTTAGGTCTACATAAGCCATCATAGCATCTTCTGATGTTCCTGGGTAGGTTCTTATGTCACCCTCACTCCATGCTGCTCCCCATTTTATACTACAACCTACTTCTTTAGCTGCTTCTTTGAAAGCATCACAGATGTCATCATACAAGTTTAGTTCCCATGACACGTCTGGACCCACATAAGCCACTACGTCTACTGCATGACTGAATCCATCATCTTGTAGTAGGTGTTTAGACCTCATGGTTTGTGATCTTCCTGCAGCTACATTAGCTTTTTGTTCATCTAAGGTTCTGACTCCTTGTGTCACTCCGAAGTCTACCTTAGAAAGTTGTATAGCTCTCTCAACTACTGCAGTCATATCTGGATGTACTCCTTCGAGTCTATCTACTGACCTTTGACTTAATCTAAATGTCATTTATTACTCCATTGATACAAAGTTACGCTGATATATTCCTTGCAACTCTTCTTCAGAGAGTCCTTGTAATATGTCAGCATTAAGTGTTTTAAATTGCTCAAACGTAGGTGTGCCTCTAGGTCGAGGACGTGGACTTTCTGTTACAGGAAAAGGTTCTTCTCTAATATCTGGTCTAGCTATTGGCCTTGGACTGCTTGTAAGTTCATCACTCTGCTCTATAGCTTGCTCTGCTATTCTTTGTACGTCCGTAAACTTATTAGAAGTTACATCTCTTAGTCTTGCTAATGCTTCACCTCTAGTTACTGTGCCATCATTTGATTTATCTAGACTTGAGTTAGCCCTGTATGCTTTAGAACCTTTTCTGTAAAGAACATAATCATCAGATTCACCTACACCTCTAGGCCAATGAACAGCCATGTAGATGTCACCTGTGTTCTTTATCTTTCCTTCGTACTTAGCAAGGTATCTTCCTACATAAACCATCTGTTCTGCACGAGTCATTTGAGATAGTTTCTGAGTAGTTGTTCCTAACTCTTTAGCTGTCTTCTCTAAGAATTGAATCAGACCTGTACCACTTGACGTTCCACTCTTTTCACTAGGAGAGAAAGACCCTATTGTTTCGAAGTCTATTACAGATATTAATTGATCAGGGTTTACACCGACTTCTTCTGATACTCGAACAACTTCATTTAAGAACTCAGTATCTGCTTGTACATCTTCAGGTAAACTGTAAGTAATACCTTCTATTGTTTCAGTCTGTGGTGTTGTAGTCTCTACTTCTGCACCTTCTACAGATAGATTATTTATAGCACGATCAAGTATTGAAAGAGATTTACGTCTATCTACAGCTTCTTTATAACCTTCAGGAAATACAGTACTATAGGATGCTATCTTGAAACCTTTATCTGTCATTTCACCAGAGATTGCAGAGTTAGGCATGTTTAGAAACTTACCTGAGTCACCAGTTATGTAGTAGGTTTGGTCTTGCTCATCCCATACTGCGCCTTTTAAAGCATCTTCCATACTTTGTAGGTTAACTTTCAATGCTCTTCTCTGTAATTTAGCAACACTACGTAAAGATATACGTATTTCATCTGCAGCTTCACGATCTACTGAAGCAACCATACTTAAAGATTGTTCTAAGTTAGGATTGTTAAATACTTTAGATACCTTTGAAGAAGAATAGAACTCCGTATCTGACAACATACCTGCAGCCATAGACATTGTAGCATTGTAGAACTGTTTTATTGCACCTTCACCCTGAAGCTCCATAGGTTTTAGATTCTTAATCATCTCTAACCCTGCTTCTACATTTCTTTGCATAGCTTTAGGATCATCATTGACGTGATCTTTTAGAAATGATGGAGCAGTGTCTATAGTGAAAGTAGAGTTGCCACTGACAGGTTCAGTCACATCTACTTCCTGTACGTCTGTAATAATCATACCTCTTTGTTTGTAGTTATTGTCTGCAAATGCAGTTTTAGCTAGTTTGTTTACCGTCTCTGGTAAGTTTGTACCAAAGTAATTTGCTAAGTTAGAAGAATCAGATGCTACAGCTATAGCCATTGCCTGTTCAGGAGTCTCTGCGCTCTGCATTAACTGTGAAACCATGTCAGTTAACAGATTATCAGGATCACGAGCAGCTTTCAGTGTAGTCAAGAACTCTTTCTGTAAATCTAATCTTTGTTTTACTGAGTTCCATTGTTCATCTGAAACGTATGCAGGTTTTATCAACTTCTGAGACATAAGGTTATGTTGTAATATAACAGTATCAATCTCTCCTGGAGTTATAGGTTGACCTTGTTGAGTCCTGTTTATTAATCCTGCTACAATACCCTGATCGAATTGGTCTAGTGTTGTATTGTAAGCGCCTTTTACTTGAGTTTCCCAATCAAGTTGATTACCTGCACCTACAAGAGCTAGAGTGTTACTTGCAATGGCTTGCTTCTGCATTGAAGCTAAAGCAGATGAAGTTAATTGTTCTTCTGAAGCATTAGGTCCAAGAGTACCCTGTGCGGCTAAGTAAGCCATCTGGTAGTTCTTGTCGCTTTTCATCATTTCGAATACTTGCTGCTCACGAGTCTGACCTACATACTCCATAGGTCTACCAGTGATAGCTTCATACTCTGTCTTATACTTATCTAAGTCAACACCTGCCCCTACAGCTGCTCTAGTAGATTTTCTCTCAAACATACTAGCTTCGTTTGCTTGACCTTGATCTCGTAAATCTTGAGCTTTTACCATTGAGTCAAGCCATTCACCTGCAGCACCAGACACCCTACCTTTCTGGTATTGACTTGCGTAACCTCCTACACCCTTCAATGCAGTTAAAGCTAGGTTTCCGTAGCCTTGGATCATTGCGTTTTCTGCACCCATCTTGGCACGTTCAACCTGAGTCTGTGCTCTTATAGCTGAAGCTTGAACTTGATTAGCCATAGCTTGAAACTTAGCCTGTGTCTCACCTCTTTTGTCTTCTACAGGTTGAGAGACTACACGCTCATACCCGATATTAAAAGATGTCTTAGGTGCGAATATATCTGCCATTCTTTTACCTTCCTAGTACTGATCTGAGGCGTTCTGCTTCAGCGTCTTGATCTGATCTTAGTAAGTTTTCGTACACATTAAAGAACTGATCATCAAGTCTACGGTTCATACTTTTTCTTAGAGATGTCTGAATCTCAGGAGAAAACCCACTCATGTCAATCTTTACCTTCAATTCATTGAACAACTTGAATGCTTTCTCTTTATCTGCAGTGTCACCTTGTAGTAAATCAAAAGCGTAGTTAGCTTCAGTGTTTATTTCTTTACGGAACTTAGTTACTTTCTTGTTACTTGTGAACATAGTTCTTCGAGTATCGTACCACTCAGCTTGTTTTAAACTACCAATACCAAGTAGCTGTAAGATACCTTCTGTTGTACCCATCTCTCCTGGAATTGTTATACCATTCTTACTACGATAGATACCGTTATTGAAGATACCGTAAGCTTTAGCAATGTTATCAATACCAGATGGTTGTCTTAGAATCTTAATGACATCATCACTCAGCATAGTTCCACGATTATCTCTTAGAGATGCGTATGCTTCCATGAATGCGTCTGCTATTCCACCAGTAATATCTCCTGAAGGACCACCTAAAACCTCAAGAAACTGACCTTCTTTTATTTTACGGTATGTTTCTACAATAGCACCTGCAGGAGCTAGTCTACCTGCTAATCCTGTACCAACTTTACCATCTGTATCTTCTAAAAGATAGTCCATAAGACCTTCTAAAGCACCCCATTTTAAGAATGTGAATTTAGTGCTATCTGGTTCTATACCGAAGTAGTCTGCTAGAGAGTCGGCTGCATGTGTAAGACCAAACCCTGCAGTACCATAGAAAGGCATCAAGATTCCAAACATACGTACTCGTTCTGCTTTAGTGAAGTTACGTCCTACAAACACAGACTCCATAGCTCTGAATGTATGAGATAACCACTGTGTAGGAACTCGCATCAGACCACTTTGAATCTGAGGTCTACCTACTGCAGTCATGTTGAACGTTAAGTCTTGGTCACGTCTACTAATCCACATACGAGCACGATCACTTAGGATAGACACTCCAGGATTCTTAGCCTTAAACTCTAAGATAGCAGTGTATGTACCAGTAAGTCTTCCTAGTCTCTCACCTTGGTTGAAGGGTATCAATCCTAAATCTAAACCTTGACGTCCAGTTTTCTTTGTAGACAACCAAGCTTTACGTAGTAGTGATGGTTTGTAGCTCTCTCCTTGGAAACCAGAGATACCATACGATACACCAGTGCCTTGTTCGATTGCTTCAGCACCTATAATATCACGTCCAGAGGTACGGACATACTCCATAATCTCCTTTATCTCATCTTCTGGCATATTATAGAATTTAGATAAACGCTGAACTCCTAAATCCACTACGTCAGGAGTAGCGTGGTACATACCACGAATTTTTAAAGCCATGCTTGCGCCAAGAAAACCATGCTTCGGAGAAATAGCCATGATTGTAGCAGCGTGAGAACCCTGTACAAGAACCTGAGATATGCTCAAGAAACCAAATGCAGATTGATACCCTATGTTTAGTAGAGCATTACTTGGATCACCTAGACGTGTAGGTATGTGAGTCTTTTGAAATACGTACTCAGAAGCTTGTCTTCCTAAGTCTTCCATTGTCTGTACAGCTGCACTCTTGACACCCATACGCCTCATCTCAATATCACGTATCTCTTTCATACGTCTATCGAATGCAGTGTTACCTGTTATCTTTGCATCCATAAACAGTGTACGATAATCGTTAGGCGATACACCTTTAGGAAGCCAGTTGACTCCTGCTTTCTGTGCTGACTTTACCCATCCTACCATAGCATTATATGTGTATGCGTGATTAGCTAACTCTTGTACGGCTGTTCCGAACTGTTGAGTTATGGTATCCATAGGATCAACGTTATACGTTTTCTTACCACCAAACTCAGGTAGAACTCTGTCTTGTCGTGATGCTTCTTTCTCTACGTAATCAGAGAATGCCATTCTGTATGTAGCATCATCAACATCTACGTCTTGTACATATGAGTTACGTTCTTTGTAGGCAATCTTACCTTCTTCTAAGTTCCAGTTGTTTTCATCTGAAAATCTACGTAATTCTTCTAGATTAGTAATAGCAGGATTCCAATCATTATTAGCAGCTATTATATCATCTATGTTACCTTCACCTTGAATCAAAGCAGTTTGTATATTTTCTAATTGTTTTTTAGCTGTTAAAGCATCAGTATCAGTAAATGTTGTTAATAAGGACTTGGGGAATCTACCTTCGCGCCCTAGTACTACAAAGTAGTTAGCATTAGGGTTAGTTCGAGGACCACCTGCATTGAAACCCATAACGTCCTGTGGTTCTAGTGCGTCAACCTTTCTTGGTTTAGTCACATACCGTACCCCAAGATCATCACGATCTAGTTTCCATACATCAAACCCTGCGTCTATTTCATTCTTGTAAAGACGAACATTATCGTTCAAGTCTAGAATGTATTCATCTGCTCCTATTTTAGATGTAGATGTAGTCTTTGCAGGTACACGAATACCGTCAGGCATTTCTACTGTACGGTATCCCTTCTGTACGTAGCTACGCATGATGTTGTTAGCACGAATAACAGCTGCAGTATTAGATATAGCAATCTCTGCATCGTAAGCATCTATAACTTTCTGACTTGGTTGCTTTCCTGTTAGTTCTGCGTAGCGTACAGCAAACTCTTCTTCACTGTACCATCCACGTCTAACAGCCTCTACTGGATCATCTCGTAGTTTACCTACAATAGACGCAAGAGTTGCACGATCACTAGGACCAAGAGCATTTATCTTCTTTGCTTCTTTTTGAAACACACCTTTGACTGCAGACTGAGCAGACTCTCCCATCTGAGCTAGTGTAGTTAATCTGTCAACACCACGTAGAGCAGTAGAACCCATAAGAGTATTACCGAATACCCTACCTAGAGTATTCCTAACTACACCACGTTCCATCCTAAGAAGTTCATCAGGATCAACTGCACCTATTTCTTTAGATAAGTCTATGTTTTCTCTGTATTGAACAACATAACCTTGAAGTTCATCTGCAGAGTTCTTAACTGCAACTACTTCACCGCCTGTCTTCTCAGCTAAACGATTGACACTTGCAGACGGTTCACCTCTTGGTGTTGGTTTGTAGGGTGTACCATCAGTAGTTTTACCTAACTGTATGTTTACTGTGTAGTTTCCGAATCCTGTTTCTTCTAAGTCTGACTTGTATACAGGGTTATCAACTCTCTGTCTAAACTTAGATATTGTAGAAGACACAGATGCACGTATAGTATCTTGATCTACAATACGCCCCATAGCCCCACTCTTGTAGATAGTAGCTATCTCATCTGCTAGTTGATTCTCTCTTAGAGCACGAGAGTACCAACCTTCAGGTGTAGCTACTTTGGGTGGGTGTGGGTTAACAACTCTAGGTCCAAGATCAGCATTTACTTCTGGATCAAGATTACGAACAGCAATACCTTCACCAATTCTAGCAGCTTGTTCTGGTCCTTCTAGTTCAGCAACTCTTCCAATACGTGTAGCAGGTTTAGCTGCAGTACGTGCAAGTTTAAACCCTACAGAAGCTAACTCTCCTACACCTATTAAGTCTACTAGAGCAAACGCTTTCTTTATATTTGAATCTCTGTCGTATCCGTTACTTGCAACAACACTCCTCAACCAATCAATCTTGTTAGCATCGTCCTCACGAATACCTTCTTGCATAACTTCATCGGCTGTCTGTTGAAACCACTCTTTATATTCACTAGGTTTCATGTTCAGTTTGTTGAATACAAGTTGAGTACCTAATCGTTCAGTACGATCAGTGAGTGCTTCAGGTATACCTATTGTAGACTCTCGTAACATATAAGCACCGAAGTCTAATATAGTATCAAGTGTAGGAAAAAGAACATCTGACTCTCTATCAATCAAGTCTTGTAAGATTCTCTGTTCTATCCTTGAGTTAATAGCAGCACGTATGTCTAGAGCACCTACATCATCATTAGAAAACCCTTTAGCTTGCTCATAGAAGAAGTCAGGATTATCAAAGAAGTCATTTGATTTTAACTCAGCACCTTTGTAAGCTCTTTCGAGTTCTTCAGCTTGCATTTCCTCAGTGTAGAACTTATCTCGAATCAAAGCTTCTATAGGATTAGCACTCTGAAACAACATCTCTTTAGCTTCTGAAGGAGAAACATCTTGACCTGTAGACATGAATGCTTCTTGTATGCTTTGCTCAGTATCTTCTTGAGTAACTACTTCACCTAGTTCCTCATCGATAGGAGCCATACTATCTTCATTGTAGTCGATAGGCTGTTGTAGTTCCATTTAATAAGTCCTTATATGTATGGTATCATACTTGCGCCTACATTTGCAAAGTTAGTAAACAATCCCATGTAATTACTTGCTTGCTGTGTATAACCTGCAGCCCTAGAACTGTACATACCTGCTTTTGTAGCTGCAATATTAGCTTCTGTCTGAAGAACATTAGCCTTACCGTAAAGTGTATTTATCTCAGACTGTAAGTCCATACCTTTTTGTTGTCCTTGAAGTATCTCTTCAGATAGACCTGATTGCTGAGTTGAATATCCTAGTGCAGCTGATAGTTGAGAACCAATCGATGCAGCACCGCCTGATACAGCTGAACCTACAGCACCTGCAGCTTGTGCTATATTTCTTTGTCTTGCTCTTACTATCTGAGCTTCTCGTATAGCTGATCTTCGTTGTCTACGTACAGCGAGTCTTTCTTGTTGTTGTCTATCTTCAGCTATTTGTTGCTGCACTGCTATCTGTTCTGTCTGTATTCCTGTTACTTGTTCAGTAACACCTATTATCTCTTCGCTTTTTTCTGTTATAGTTGTTACCTGAGTTTCTGCTAGGGATGTAGCTGTAGCAGCTGCCTCTTGAGCAGCACTCACTTTATTTCCTACAACATTGCCAACAACAGCACCTGCAACAGCACCTATTACGGTAGTACTAACTCCTAATACTGTACCACCCACTACCGCACCTGCAACTGCTCCTGCAGCAGCACCGATAAGAGTAAAAAGAGCCATATTATAATTCCTTTATGTATGCGGTTTCTATTGGCTTGAAACCTTTTCGTTTAAATAAAACACCTGCCTTACCTGACAGTATACCCTCTAAGGCTGATAACCTAACGAAGTCGCAACCTTTCTTACTCGCCCACTCTACATACCCATCGATTAACTTAGGAGCAGTTTTACCGTTTCTATGTGAAGGGTCTAACCATAGCATAAGTTCTTGAGCTACTACTAAATCATTTATTGGTAACTCAGAAACTACACCTGCTATAGCACCTATAATTTCTTTATTGAAACATGCAACCTTAACTAAACCTACTTCACTGTCTAATAGTTGTTGCAAAGTTACAGCTACTTTGTTTGGGTTTATTGTACTCATAGCAGGATGGTTAGTTTCCTTAGAGAATAGTTTGGCTGCAATCGTAATATCTAAGATGTCGCTATGGTTAGCGTCACGTATTGTATAAGACATTCAGTCTCCTGTTCGCTTTCGCGGTTAATGTGTGTTGTTACGTCCACCTAAAACGGAGTAACCTAAAAGTATAAAGTCTTTGCCTTGTTCGCTTTCGAACTTTATACGCATTGATCTTCCTCTACCCCTTAACTTCATTCTTGTTGTAATGACAGACTCAGGGTAGTCGAAGTTTAATAAGTTACCAGAATCAACTACTGGCATTGACTTCAATCTGTATGCTTGTTGTGCAGTACTAGATGAGTTAGTTTTAAAATCCCAGAAAGAAGACACTAGCATTGAAGAAGGATTGTTTGGAGCGTATCCAGTTGTTTCGTTACCTTCCCATGCTGACTCTGTTAGTCTCATGTATGTTGTAATGTAAGGTGCATTCTTTCTTAGGAGTAAGTCACCCATAAAGTCGTAACCTGCTTCAGCAAAAGAACTGTAGTTTGTAGTTCCCCAATCTAAGAAGTTATCTTCAGTGAAGGAACCCATAGTCATCTTGTTTGTAGAACCATCTCGTATAATCAAGATGATTGCAGGTGATCCTGTGGCTACTGCAGCTGTCTGAATAGATACAACATCATCTCCTGCAGAGGTTATAACATCATCTCCGTTTGTCGTAGTAACATCAAACGTAGAAGCAGCTGCTCCAAATCCTGTAAAGAACTCAATGCCTATTATTGAGTCTGTAGTTGTTCCTTCGTCTTCTACATACCAAGGATAGAAAGCTTTAAGAGGTACATCTAAAACAAGAATGTTATTTACTTTAGATTCTACAGTCTCACCCTGTTTAGGCCATGCCCAGTAAGCACGTTTGTTTATAGGATCGAAGGTAGATATTAGTTTAGTCTTAGCTGCAGTAGGAACTTCATCCCAGTATCTTTGTATTGTAGAGATAGTAAGATTGTTTTCTACTGGTCTACCACTTGTAGAATCAAACTGTAAAGTGTGTATACCGTTTTTACTCCACCAGATAGGAGAACCATCAGCTACTACAAAACTACCTGAATCTACTATACCAACGTCAGTAATCTTTTTAACTGCAAACCCTGTAGGACTAAAGACACCATCGATACCTTCAATACGCCACACACCATTCTCAGCAAATATGTATAGACTAGCATCAATAACGTAAAGTACTTTGATACCGACAGCACCAGATATTCTTATAGTCCCACCGTCTGTAGCTAGAAGATCACTTATCTGTTCTGACGTAGGATCGTTCTGTTGTAGACACTCACCTAGTTGGTAGAAGTCATCTATTAACTGACTAAATAGTATTACATCTGAGTTCTTACTACTGTTTAAACCTGCATAGAAAGCACGTCCTGCGAAGTTAGCTACACTTTTAAATCTACTTGATTCTATTTCTGTAGTTAAACCAGATACACCTGAAGCAGTAGAACGATCTTTACTGAAAAAGTCTAGTATGTAGTGACCATTTCCTGTGAGACTGTTACCTGTGTAAACCTTTGCCCACTCAGCTGCATCAAATGCGCCACTAGAGTCTTTACCTGCATACCAAGCATGTGTGAGGGGAGGGTGTTTACTAGAGTTAGCTGATTGGTATGCACTTAAAGCAGTATCACCATTGGGTGCAACCCATCCTGCATTCTCTGTATCGTACTTACGAGCGTTAGATGGACTAGACTTAGATTCATCATATGTTGTAGTGTCACCTTGCCAATCAAAGTCACGAGTACGAAAGCTTATCTGACTTACTGTGACAGCTTCTGTTACGTTATTATACTCAACGTAGATAGGATTGATAGCTTCAGATACTACAACCAATGCTCCTTTAAGTGAAGTAAAACTACACTTAGCATTAGCTGCACCAACACCACCTGTTACTTCATATGTTGCTAGATTTACTGTGCCTGTTTCTATGTTAGCTGAGAAAGGTACGTCAGACTTATTGAAGAAATAAAGTGTAGCACCTTTCTGAAATACTAGAAACTCTTGACCTGATTCACCACCAACATTGAACCACGTTCCTGTTTTAGTAACTTCTGAATCAGCTACAGTAAAACTAGATAGTACGTTATTAGTTTCTTTAGCTGCACCTTTACGTCTACGTCTTGAACCGTCACGTCTAAGATCACAGTTAAGCTCATCTACTGAAGCATCTGGTGGAAACGTAAGTTCACCTGCCTCAGTAATCAAACCTTTTACAAATGTATTAACTACCCTTTGTGTTAGACTCTGTGGCATTTCGTTTCTTACGCTCCTCGTAGTCCTTACCAAACGCTTCTCTTCGAACTGTTTTAGAAGGAGTAATTCCGTTTAGATATACTTGTATTGCTTTTTTTGCACTATCTAGTGATGTATACTTTCCACTTAAATCTCCTGGAACCTTGCCTTTTTCTACATGGACCTCAAAGAATATAAAACCATCTAGTGATTTTCTTACATGGATAGGAGTAGTTAGTTTTTCTGGACATGTAGCCTTTAATGTTTTACTATCATAATTTATATCGAAGTTAACGTCTACCATAGTACGGCCTTTTGTTTTCTTTCTTTACTCTGTACATATCACTTTGCATGTAAGACTTTTGCCTACGTGCAGCTTGTTCTATCTTCTGATCTACACCACTCTTAAACAATGAGAAGCATGTAGACTTAGCTTCAGCAATCAGATACGGAAACAATACTGCGTCTATGTCAGGTGTAAAGTTATCACTTATTGTAAATGTAGGAATCTTGTGTCCTAGTGCCTGTGTCTTAGACTCTGCTAATACGTTGTCTACTGCACTATCATATGAATCCATTATAATGTGTAGATCATCGAAAGAGGTGTAGAAGTTTGGCATCTTGTCATTACGAATTAGAATAGGTGTGCTTCCATTTACATCGTTGACAGTTATTATATCGTCACCTTCGTTATTTAATGTTAAGAAGGTTAAAGGTTCTATGTAGTCTATTTCTCTGAACTCAGTACCTGAAGTTGCTTTAACATTGTATCTAATAACGTCAAGTCTTTTTGCACTATCAGGCACTTGAAAGTGTGTTGGCTTTGTAGAATCTGATAGACTTACAAGCTTCATTAATTCTTGGTGTTCTGGTATCATCCTTGTAGATACCATGTTAAGATAAACATCACGTACTACAGAAGCTATTTGTTCTGCTTCTATAGAATCACTAATGCTGTTTACATCTTCGGAATCCATGTCCGATAAGATGTTCTGTACTATTTGTAGGAGTGTTCTTTTCATTATGATCCATCCACACAAACAACTATTACACAATCTTTATGTGAAGTTGCTCCACCGTTACAAGCTATCTTTATAAAACTACCTGCAGTTACTGTATTGTTAGATGATGGAGCTAAAGTGTCCACATCTCCTGCAGCTGATCCTGACTGTGTAACAGTTACTACACCCATTGAAGCTCCTGCAGAGTTAGTAACTGTAAACGTTGTATCTGATCCTGCTATAGCTGCACTTAAAACACTTTGTACCTTTGTCACAGTACCTGCATAAGGCATGGGTACATATATATCACTTGCACCAGATATGTCAGCAAAGTGAACAGTGAGCATAGAATGCCTTGAAGTCCATGTTCCTGATCCTGATCCGTTTGCTAAATAAACATCCCCTGAACTAGCTGCAGCTGCACCCTTTGGCTCGTGAAGATAGGGGTCTGAGAGTGCTGAATGGTTTACGTTTGCCATATTATAAATTCCTCAAGAGCATAAAAGAAGGTAGCCCCCGAAGGAGCTACCTATTAGTATTAAGTTTCGATGTAAGTAATAACCAACTTAGCAGCACCTGCAGTAAATGCAGCTGTTCCGTAGTTTGGTTTAATGTATGCATCTGCAGCACCTGTCATTACCGCACCACCTACTAAAGCACCGTCACATGCGACTGCCTTAGTTGTAGCGTTAATGGCTGAAAGTGCAATGGTTGCATCGATACCATCAGCATCAATAGCAGAACCTGCAGAGTTATACGCACCGATTCCCAAGGTTGCTGAACCGCCTGAAGTAAACGCAGTAGTCACCATTAAGTGAGCACCTGTGATGTAAGAGTTAGCAGGAATGAATGGATCATTCGCTACTGGTGTTGCAGCTGAAGACCCTAGAGCCGTAGCATCTGCAATATCAATTACAATTGTTTTTACTTCTGAACTGGCGGTATTACCTGCATCAACTGCAGCACCTTGATCAAGACCTGTGATGACACGTAGGCCATCTGTGTTATTGTAAGACATGTATCTTTCTCCCTATCTTAATTAGACGTTAGTTTTCGATACAACGCGAACCATGTTCTCTGGACGGTACAACTTGACACCGTAACGAGCAGTAGTTACAAACTCATCACGTTGGAAGTCTTTGTTGTAGTCGTAATCCACCTCTGGCATTTGCCGCCATGCACCCACTAATGGGGAAGCACTTGGGTCTGCAGAGAAGAACAAGTTAGCCTTACCATTAACAGATGAGAAGTCCACATTAGCATCTGCAGATGTAGGCAACGCACTGTCAGTAACGTCAGCTAGATAGTTCGAGCAGTACACGTCAAAACCGTACACGTTTGCAACAAATTGCATACCTGTCGCAATACCATCACGTACAATACCTTCGAAACGTGGGTTGTTTGACACGTTTGTTAGGTTTGTTAGAGTATTTAATGTGTACTCTACTGATGGATCAACGATAGCAACTAGGTTACGATCAGGTACATTTGCTTTCTTCAAGGCGTGTCGAGCACGAGCGAAGTCCTCAAGTGTAATAACCGCACCAGTTCCTCCTGCAGCGTATCTGTGCTCTACACCATCGATTGTCTCGTTGGAGTTTGCTGATACACCTGCTTCGGGAGCAGCCATAGTCGTTGTTTCGAAGTGTGCCATTACAGCACGTTCTTGTTCAGGAACAAAACGAGAAACCATTTCGTTCATATAGAACATGTCTTGTTTAGCTTTCTTAGTGATATAAGTAGCTGATGATAGATACTTGTCAACACTAAATGTAAATTGACCTGTATCCATTGGACGATACTGAACCGCTGTATCTTCAGCGTAGTTGTCCACTTGCGCTTGACCGATTGATGGTATCTTGAACGTATCGCCATCAGGAAAACCTTCTAGCATACGGACATACTTCTGTGCCATCATCTCGTCACGCAGAATCTCTTTTAGCTCACCAGACCATACCTCTGAGCGAGTTAAGAGAGACACGTTACCAGTTGTCATAGACATACTGAATCTCCTTTATTAAAGTTATGTTGATTAAACACCGAACCTATCACCTAGACGTTGACGATCTTCCATCATCTGTTGTTGTATCTTTGGTGTGTAGTATAGGCCACGGTTCTCACGTCGAAGAGTTTGATAATAATTAAAGTCACGCTCTCCTCCAGATTTAACTCCAACAGCCTCTGTGCGAACAGACCCCTGAGTAATGGGTTTAAATGTCTGTTGTTTTTCGCCAATCAAAGCAAAGAACGCTGAAGGTGATTCGGCTGCTAGTTCTTGCATACGTTCTACACTGATACCAAGTTCTTGTGACTTGTTAACCAGAATAGTACGGGCTTCCGTACCGTATGTTTCCTGCAGCTTTGCATCAACATTTGCAATATTCTGTTGGACAGTAGCTTGCGTTTCACGTTCTGTTAGAGTTTTTTCAACAAGGCTTTTTAGATCATCCTCACTCACTGCAAGGTTGGTGTTACCTTCAGTATTAGTGCCACCATTATTATTGTTATTGGACTCTAGAGGTTTTTCGTTGGTGGGAGCCGAAGCCTTCTTTCCCTCTAGTTGTTGCAACAACTGGGCTGCATAGTCTTGCTTACTGAGGTCTTCTCGCATTTGTGTGAGTTGAGTCTCAAGGTTTTTGATATGCTCATCAGCTTCAAGTTTACCTTTAGCAAGAACTTCAGGGTCTTTCCAGTTATCACCCCTTGTCTCTACAAGCTTTTGCAAATAAGAATCACTAGGTTGTTCCTCTTGTTGCGTCTGCTCTGGTGTGGTCTGAGCTTCCTGTGGTTGGGTTTCTTCAGACTTTGCTTCATCAAATATTGACATTATTGTAATTGATCCTTACGGTTGAGGTCTATTAGTTTTAGAATGTCGTATAGAGCAGCGTTGTACTCGTTTACGGCAATCTGTTTTTCAGCCCATCCTGGACTGTAGTCACGTACAGAATCTTTCTTATATAGAGTCTGTTCGATAACTTCCTGTAACTCATCGAATGCATTCTTGTAGTACATTACTTCTTCGATGCGTTTATTCTTGTCCTCACCCTTTAGACCTTTAGTCCAAGCTGAGTGCATTTATTTCATTACCTTCTTTTTCTTAGGCATTGGTTTTTTAGTCATTGGCTTCTTAGGAGCCTTTTTCTTATATGGTTGACCTTTTCCTGGCATATTAAATCCCCATTTCTTGTGCAGCCATTAGTTCTTCTTCGTTAAGCATCTCTGCTTCTTGAGCCATCTTCTGAGTTTCTAGTTGCTCAGTTATGGTTATGTTTTCACCATACAATGTTGGCTCACCTAATTCGTATGCAATGATACGAGCTAGTTCTTTACCTGATAGGTGTGGTGCTACAGTCGGGTCTTGTGCTTTTACTGCAGACAACTGTATCAGGTTCTGTACTCTACGAGCACGTTCAGCAAAGTGTCTTGCTCCTACAGGAACTATCTTACCACTTGCTGTAATATCTTCTCTAGTAATTTCTAAGAACTGTAGAACACCTGAGTCTTCATCAGATACCCTTACTATGTCAGCACGATTCATGTAACGTCTAGCTACCTCAAGCATTGCATTCAACATAGGTTCTATGAATGTACGCTCGAAGTGTGCAGCCTTGTGTTCAAAGATACGTGACGCTGAGTTCTGTAAGGTCTGTACTTCGAAAGCAGTCTTCTCTCCTGGAGTACGGATACCCATAGCTTGTCTAGGAGCACCTGCCATCTCTTCCATCTTATTCTCTAAGATTTGTATCTGAAGGTCAGCGTTTAGTGCAGTAGCGTCAGGAGCCATGTACCCTACATCACCCTCTTCACCCATGTAGATTCTAGCTCCAGGCTCGAAGTCGAAGTCCTCTACATCACCTTTTATTTTTAGTATTGGGTATGCAATCTGATCAAAGACATCTGCCTTGAGATTCTCTAGGTGATCAATCCTGTATTGCATTCCTACAAGATTATCTAGTGGACCCATTGCATATAGGTTGTCTGGACGGTTACGCCACCCACTGTGAAAGATAGGAGCCTTGCCCATCCACGATGGATTCTCTTGATTGTCTAAGACATGAGCACGATCTACAATAGTAATCACACGGTCTGACATTAACTCACCAGACTCTTGATCGTAGATGTCACCGTAGAATGTCATAATCTCTACGTAGTCTGATTCGTAGTATTGCTCTATACTTGTGAAACCATCAGCAATAAAACCTTCAGCTTTCTCGAAATGACCATCTGTTCCTCGTACATTCTTACGAGCAGACATCATCTTCTCGAAGACACCGTTAAGATACTTGTTACGAGGGTCAGCATCTACCATACGCTTGATCTCACCTAGAGACTTAATACTTTTAATTATCTTTGGTGAGTCATCAAATGATGCAGCTGTAGGATTAAAACAAATGTCGTATGGTGATACACGTAAAACTCTTGGTCCTACATACTTCGGTATAAACTCACCATCTTCTTTTGTAGTGTAACCATCTTCCCACTCAACCATAGCAAAACAGTTACCGTAAAGAATCCAATCCTGTATAAGATTAGACACTGTGTTCATTAGGTCAGACTGTCTTACCTTGTTTTCCATGTAAGACTGAATGATGTCACGTTTAGCTTTTACTGCAGCATCTCGTGAGTCAGCTTCCCATCTCATCCAGTTCTGTTGTGGAAACAGAGTAGCAAAGTAGTTAGCGTGAAGGTTATCTGCAATCTGTGTTATCTTCGGTGTAGTCGTTGTGTTAGACCAAGGAAGGATTGCGTTAGCTGTTGTGGTTGTGTCAGTAGCGTAAAGGTAGTTACG